ACGTTCGGGACGTGGGGGTCGCAGGTTCAAATCCTGCCACTCCGACCAAATTTCCCGAGTAGTTACAAGCCTCTACGCGGGGCAGGGGGTGGTGGCCAAATTGGCCCGCCCACGGAATGGCCCAGGAAAAGGGTCACTTCCGCCGACCGCTGAAAGCCTGGGCCGCGCCAGCCTGGTGATCCGGCGAGTGGTGCGCATAGACGTTCTCAATCGTCTCCAGCGTCATCCCGAGCATGCCAGCGGCCTCCCACGGCTCGACGCCCGCCTGCATCATCCAGGTCGCCGCGGTGTGGCGCATCGTGTGCGGCACCACCTTCGCGTCGAGCCCAGCGTCAGCGAGGCATCCCTCCCACCCGGTCCGGATCGGCGTCGAGAGCGAATCGCCTGTCGTGGTGTGGATCACGTGCAAGACACCGCCGTCCTCGCGGTCGATCGCGGCCCAGCGGCGGAGGTGCGGCATCAGCCGGTCGGCGACCTTCGCCGGCGGCCGGCGCTTCTTCGTCTCCCGCTCCCCCTCGCCGCGACGGTAGATCCGGCCGCGATCTAGGTCGAACCAGCCGCCGGTTGTGTTCGGGTGCCACTGCAGAAGCTGGATCGCTTCATGCCGGGTGCCTGTGTAGATGCCGATCAGGATGAAGCGCCGGATGTGCCGGCGGCGCGTGCGGGTGACCTTATCGCGCAGCTTCAGCCGGCCGTCCGGGTGCTTCGCCCAGGATTTGGCCCAGGGATCCCAGATCAGGCCCATCGACGCGCCGAGCAGCCGGGCGGCTTCGGACCGGGTGAGCCAGCGCTCCCGCGCCTGAGCTTTCTCCGGCAGGGTCACCTTCGGCACCGCCGTCAGCGTGTGCTCGCCATGGTAGAGGTTGATCGCGGCCCGGAGAACCTCGAGGTCGCGGCGCGCGGTGGCAGTCGTGACCCGCTTCTTCAGGGCAGGGCCGGATTTGGCGGCCTTCAGGCCCTGACTGGTGCGCCACTCGACGTAGTCGCGGCAGGTCTGGCCCTTAATCTCCGAGACGCGCCTCTCGCCCCAGAACTCCAGCAGCTTCGCGATGTAGGCGAGCATCTCATCGTAGCGCGACAGGGTCCGCGCATCGACGGGCTCCTGGGGCTTCTTGGCCTGGGCGTAGAAGGTCAGGACGTCCGTGACGTCGAGTTGATGGGGAGCACTCGCGCCGACCGTCGAGACGTGTTGTTGCCCGATGAAGGCCGCAAGGAAGCGCGCAGCGCCGCTATGGTCATCAGGCCCGCATTCCGTGCTGATTTCCTTGCCTCGGTAGAGGACGACCCAGACAGGATCGCGGCCGGCGCGCTCTCGGAGCCAGAGTCGGGGCGGCTTGGTTTTGCGGCCCGGCATGGTTTCGTCATCTCCTTGATCGCCCGAGGCGTGGTCAGGATCTTCCCGGCCACGCGCTTCGTGTCTAGCTCTCCGTTCCGAATCGCCGTCCGGAGCGAGGCCAGCGTAAGCGGGCCGTTCGGAAAAAATACAGCGGCCGCCTCGGCGAGCGTCATTGGCTCGTCAGGGTCCCATAGCTCAGGCAATGGCCGCTGAGAGATACGCACGCAGCTACGCGGCACTGCCCCCTCCCTGCTCCTTCAGCCCCGCGTCCGGCAGCGGCAGCAATCGGATCGCGAACCAGGCATCCCGAGCACCGTTGTCGTGCCACGCGGCCTGATCTGGCGTCGGCTTCTGATCCGGCCCCCAGCAGGGCGGATGCTTCCAGCCCTTCGGGTAATCACCGGGCCACATAGACGGCGGCCCGTAGGAAGCGCTGATCGCCGCCTTGAGGCACATCTCACGCGCTGTGGCCGCTCCGCGCTCCTCGGCCGCCTTAACGTCCGGCCACTCCTGCGGGTCGGCGGTGATCGCACGAAGCGTCGCCAGGACCGCGTCGTGCGCCTTGCTCACCCGCTCATAGGCCTCGTCGAGGCGGCCCTGCGCTTCCTCTGGCACATCGTCGTCCTCGTGGATGGTAAGATCGGCCATAGCGATGCTGAGCGCCTGAACGCATTCGGCTACATCCCCACGGCGGCGCTCCCGTTCTGTCGGAGTCGACGGCCCCCAGCCGCGCCGCATTCGGTCGAGTTCCTGCCGCTCGGTGTGCGAGGCCGGGTCCCACATGCGGATTAGTTCGGAGACGCGGGCGTTCGCTTGGCTGACCTGCTGCCGAAGCTCCTGCACGAACCGCAGGGGCACGCCAGGCTTGTCGACGCATCCGAGCTCGCGGCAGATATCAGCGCGCTCGGCCTGCGCCTCTGCGGTCGCGGCAACGACGGGCGCTCGACAAGTTGCTGCCACGCGCCGCCAGATCGCCTTCACCTCCGGCGACAGGCTGTCCCACGGGTCGAAGTCGCGGGGGCGGGCGTCGGCGAAGCGGGCTTCGTAGGCCGTGCGGCCCGGGTCGATCGCGGGTGACGTCACAGCCAGCCCTCCTGATCCAGGGCGTCGGCAGCGCACAGTGCACGCTTCTCGACCGCCTCGGCGTTGTCGCCATAGTCGCAATCGCCGCACCGGCTGCAGACGTAGACGGGCACGCTGCAACAGCCGCCCTCACAGCCGCAGTTCCGGCCACCGGCATGCTGCATGTCGCAGCCGACCTCGCGGCACGTGGCGGTGGCCGCGATGCGCTCCAGTCGAGCGACCTCGGCGCGCGCGTCTGCCAGGGCCTCGCTGAGCGCGTTCATGCGGCACCTGCCTGGGCGGCCGAGGCCACCTTCACGCTGACGACGTAGTCCCAGTTCTCGGCGATGATCTTCTTGAGGTCAGACGGCAACGAGTCGGCGAAGGTATCCGCCGCTGGCCGATCATCCGAGGCGAACGCGATGGCGCTGGCCAGGGCGTCGCACATGGCGCCGATCACGTCCTCGACCGGATGGCCGGCGGCGACCATCATCAGGTCCTGCATCAGCTTGGTTCGGTTCGCGCTCATGCCGCCCCCGCGATGTCGAGCGCGTCGTGGGACCGTTCGGCAGCGCCCAGGGAACTCGCGTTCCAGACGTGGTAGCCGGGCCGATCCTCCTTCAGCGCCCGCCGGATCCAGTAGATCAGCGCCTCGCGCGACATCCGGCAGGTGATGGGGAACTCGGGCAGCGGGTACGCCCCGAACCGGAGAGACACCCCGACCCGGCCCCCGCCCTGCTTGGCCCAGGCTTGCGTGAACGCTTCGCCGGTCCGCTTCGTCGCCGTGTAGTAATTGTGATAGCTGAGGTCGTTCTCTTCCGGCGCCGCCGCGAGCGAGCTTGCGTAGATCAGCCGGCGCACGCCGCACTCGTCGCAGATGCGGATCACATTCAACAGCATGGCGATTGCGTCGCCGGATGCGCCTAGGTCTGCATGAATTGAGCCGGCGAGATGCAGGATCGTGCAGTCTTCCCTATGGTTGGTGATCAATTTCAGCAAATCTGTTGATGTCCTCAGGTCCTCACTCTTTAGATCGTGCCCGCGGAAAGAAATGTAGGGCCGCAGAACACTGCCAATTCTGCCGGACGCTCCGGTGACGATCAGATCGCTCATCTCTCAACTCTACTTTCAAGGGGATTGGGCGCGGTGTGCGCGATGTCGTGCGCGTCGGAGGGGGCGAGCGGCGGTACGAAGAAGCCGAGCGCGCCCCTGCATGGCTGAAAGGGCAGCGGACGCGCGTCCCGCATCAGGATGCCCCAGCGCCCGACGAACCACGGGCTGGCGGACTGCGCCACGCATCCTGCGATCGTAGCCTCGCCGATAATGCCGCCGGTCTCGAACACCTCCGGCAGGTCGAGCCGTAACGGCTCGCCCGTCACCGGATGCCGGCCGGTGAGCAGATCCTGCATCGCGTCTCGGTCGACCTTCTTGCCGGCGTGGATGAGGACCCGGCCGCGGCGGTGGCACCGCCAATCCCGGTTCTCGATGTCCTTGTGGCCGTTGACGATCAGCCAAGCCCACGGCTGCATGATGGAAAGAGCTTTCATCGGTTCGGCCATGATCAGGCGCTCCCCTTCTTGCCGCCCCAGTATTCGGTCGGCATCTCGAGCCGCCGGTCGATCGCGCGCTTCAGGGCGTCGGCTGCGAGCTCGTCGCCGTAGTTCGCCCGCCAGAGATCCACGGCGGTCACGACCATGACGTGCGCGGCGACATCGGCCTGGAATCCCTCGGCGAAGGGCTTCTCCAGCAGATCCATGATCCCGCGGGCGAACTCGGTGACGTGCCGGCCCGAGACGTTCGCCATGCCCTCGGGCGGGACGTGCCCGGCGGCTGCGCGGCGCTTCTGCTCGCCCATCGTCAGACCCCCACCTTCTCGGTGGTCCCATCCCAGACAAACTCGCCGTCGTCGCCGACCGGGAAGTGCGCGCGGCAGCCAGCGCAGAAAGTGCCCGAGTAGAAGAGCGGGTCGCGGGCATAGGTCTCGGCGAGCGCCTGGCCCATCGTAGTCAGGGTCCCGCACGTCTCGTGGACGTAGGATCGGCGCACAGGTCGCACGAAGCCCTTGGCGCGCTCCTCGGCGCTCAAGACGACGTAGCCCTTCTGCATGCCGGTTTGCGGGTTGATCTCGCGATGGTCGTCCGTGACTGGCGAGCCGTCGGTGAGGGTGGTGGCGGGACCGCTCATCGCTGCTTCTCCTGAACCGTGAAGGTGAAGGTGCGCGCGTCGGGATCGACCGACATCGCGAGGTTGAAGGCGCCCGTGCTGTCCACCTCATCGACCGGGATCGTGAGGGAGCCGCCGAGGCGGTTGACGAAGGCGATGAGCAACTGGCTCTTCATCGCCTCGACCATCTGCTGGTGTGGGTAGGACAGGTCGGCAATGCTCGACCGGCGCTTCTGCTCACCCATGACGCACCTCCGGGAAACCGTTGTGCTCGACGCCGTCGAGGAGCCGGCCGGCGGCCTTCTTGCCGACGCGCGAGACGAATGCGGCTCCGGCCTCGGGATAGAGCTCGTCGCGCCGCGCTCTACCGTCCGTGTGGGCTCGATACGCACGCCACCCGTTGGGGAAGCCGGTGGGGCTCCAAGCATCGTCGGCGATCCATTCGCCGTTCTGCTTATGGTGGTAGGGCACGCCCGCAGCGGCACAGGCATCGCGGATCTTGCGGAACCAAGCCGGGTGCGTCGACCGGGCCCGGTGCGCCCCCTGATCGGTCTCCCCACCCGTGATCACCCAGTCGATCCGCTCGATGTCGGATGCCTTCAGGGCATCGCGCACGACTTCCCAACCGTCGGACGTCCCGTAGCTGATCCGGGTGAAATCGATCGGCCCAAGCAGGGGCTCTGCCGAAACGAAGCTGAAGGCCGGGCGCAAGTCTCGGGCGGCGTCGAGCAGGTGCCGAACATTCCGGTTCGCGACCTCCTGGTTCTCGCACGTGGCACCGAGCGCAGCGTTTTCCGGCAGGCCGCCGGCAGCTTCCGCCATCGCCACTGCGTTCTGCGGGCGCTTCGACAGCAGCAGGTGCAGAAGGTGCGGCGTCTCCCGCATCACGGCGAACCACTCGCGCCGGATGCCCGGGTCGGCGGCGTTGTCCCAAGGGTCGCACAGCGACGGGAACACGCTGATCACGCGGCCCGCTGCCTTCGCCTCCCGGTCCCATTTCGCGAGGTTGCGCCAGTAGGACTCGCTGGTCCGCTTGCGCTCGCCGTGCGGGCCCCACTCGACCCGGCCGAGGCGGGTGTCCATCAGGTGCGCGGCGTAGCAGCCATCGCACGCGGGGCTGACCTTGGTGCAGCCGATCCAGGGCGACCAAGTCCGGTCGCACCAAGAGATGCCGGTTTCATCACCCATGGCTCACAGGTCTCCCTTGATCGGTTCGGGCGCGGGGATTGGGTGGGGAGGGGTCATGCGGCGGCACTCGGATCCGCGAACAGCGGACCGTGATCGGGCGGCGCGAGGGCATTTCGGATCCGGCGCTCGGCTATCGCGCAGTACGCCGGGTCTTTCTCAATCCCGACGAAGCGGCGACCCGTGTTCATGCACGCGACGCCAGTGGACCCAGAGCCCATGGTCGCGTCGAGAACCGTTGCGCCATCATCCGAGTAGGTTCGAAGCAGGTACTCAAGCCAAGAAGTCGGTTTTTGGTTGGGGTGCGACTTGTCCGGGTCGTCGTTGTTGACGATGTCGAAGCGCTGAACGGAACGCGGATATCGAAGTGTCGAGCCGCCGTATTCGGTGGATTTGAACGCGCCGTACACGCGCTGCTCTGCGTCCTTGCGAGTAGCCTTATTCCCAGGCCTATGGCCCTCGGTCATCTGCGGCCGGTAGAACGAAGCGTCGCCGAACACTAAGACGCTCTCGTGCGCCTGCATTGGACGCCGCTTAGCGTTCAGGTGCCCGCTGGCCTTGTTCTTCTCCCAAATCCACTCGTGCCGAAATGCGCGTGGGTTGCTCATGACCAGCGCGGACGTGAAGGGCTGAGCGGCGAACAGAACAATGGCGCCCTTGCAGAGCCGGTTGAACTGCTCCCAGAGAGGGGCGAACGGGATCACTGCATCCCAAGGGCTCTGCGTCGTGCCGTAGGGCAGATCGCACAGCACCATGTCGATGCCGCCAGCCTCAAGCGCGGGCATGACTTCGAGGCAGTCGCCCAGCCATAGGCTGGCGCTGTTGGTCTGATAGATCGGCCCACTCATCTCGCCCGCCCCCTATCCGCTGAAGACGGAGTGGAGCGGGAAGCTTCAGCGAGGATCGTCTGGCGTCGGTCGCCACACAGCCGGCAATTGAGGGTGATGTCGGTCCGGGTTATCGTGATGGCGCCGCAGCAGCGGTGGGCCTCGCCCTTCCGCGCGCAGTGGGAGCGGATCAGCGTGTCGCGGATGCTCCGGTAGATCTCGGCCTCAGAGCGCGGGGCGGGCTCGGGCATCTCGCAGCAGTTCGGCTTCATGCCACCACCTCATCACCGCTCGCCGGAAGCGGCTTCGGGCCACGCGCCCGAAGCCGGACGCACAGGCTCCAGCCGCGGCGCAGCGGGACGAGTTCATCACGGCACAGAAGCGCGTGGACCGTGTGGATCGGGAGACTGCGGCCGGCGCATTCGGCGCGATAGGCAGTCGGCTCGTCGCTGAGCTGGGGCCGAGCCATCCGCCACCGGCCATGGGAGTCGGGGCGGCGCTGGGTCTTACGCACGGCGATCCGGCACACGCCCGCCTCGCGGATGACTGCGAGCACCGCCTGCATCTTTGAGGTCAGCTCTTTGTGCGGAATCCTCGTCGACCGATCAGACATCGAGCCACCCCGCAACATCCGGATCGACAGGCAGGCCCATGGCCCGGTTGAGCGAAGCCTCGATCACGAGATCGGCCATGCTCGGTTCGGGGTCGCGGCCCTGACGCCGCGCGCGGCGCTCAGCCTCGCGGGCGAAGACCGGATGCTCCGGCACGCATGCCCGGGCCGCCTTCAGCCCGTGCTTCGCCTTCACGTGCGAGAACAGCGCCTCGGTGTCGGCGAGCGTGCGGGTGCAGTGGGGGCAGCGGAGCGCGCTCATATCCGCGCCTCCACCACCGGCAGCCCGGCGGCGCGCGCCTTGCGCACCATGTCGGCCGTGCCCGCGCCGGCTGGGTACAAGGCGATCACGACGTCTGGCCGGCCTTCCGCCAGCATCTGCGTGTTCCGCAGGGGTCCCGCCTGCCGGCCGTAGCGGTCCCAGTCAGCCGGGAAGCACGACTGCGGGATCTCGCTGGAGCGCGCCCAGGCGGCTGCTCCGGAATCCGCGCCCGTTGCGCCGCCTTGGATCACATGCTCAATCCGGACATGCTGGGCGCGCCCGAGCGCGTCGGCGCATTCCTCGGTCGCGTGCGCCTCGAGCCAGTTCCACACCAGCTCCGGGTCGAGGTCGCGGCCTCCGCAGATGAGCACGCGCATCACGCCACCTCGCTCGCGTGGCCGGTCGCGGCGTCGGTGAACACGAAGGCCGCAGCATCCGCGCCGTCGATCGCGAGCGACGTCAGGGTCCAGGCGAGGAGCCCGATCAGGCTGGCGCTGCCGAAGCCGATGAAGAATCCGAGGACGAACGCCATCACGCGGCCTCGCTGGTCCGGCCGCCGACAGCCCGGATCGCCTTGTCCAGGGTGTCGAAGGCGATCTCGGTGGGGATGGCGACCATGCCGCCGTGCCGGGTCATGTCGCTGTGCAGGTCGCGCGCGGCGGCCCGGGCGGCGATCAGCAGTTGCTCGTCGGCAGGCTTGTGACCCGCCTCCGCCAGTTCGATCTCCCGCTGTGCCGTCCGAAGCGCCTCCAGGGTCTCGTCGACCACCAGCCCGCCGGCGGCCATGTCGACCTTGAAGAAGCGGTTGAGGCGGTGCGCCGCCGTGAGCAGGGTCTCGGCGCTCATCACGCAGCCCCCCGCTCAGGATCCCAGCGCGCCTGGTCGGCCGCCACGATGGCGTCGAACCGCGCGCAGCTCTCCGGCGACATCCGCCAGCCCCGGCCCCAGACAGTCTCGATCGTGATCTGCGCCTGCGCGTGCCGGAGCTTCTGCCGGACCTTGCAGATCAGGACGTCGAGGATCTTCTGGTTGGGGGCGTCATCCAACATGCCGTAGAGCACGATCATGCCGCGCTCGTGGTGCAGGACGTTCGGCCCGACCGCACGGATGGCACGGAGCAGGCACTCCTCGCTCGTGCTGAGCCGCCAAGCCCGCGGCAGCACCACGGTCGGCGCCAGCGCCTCCTCGAGCTGGCGCACGTGCTCGCGCAGGGTGTCCCGCTCCTCCAGGAGGGCGATGACCTGCTCGCGGGTGAGGTGGTGGGCGCAGTCGGCCATCACGCGGTCTCCTCGTTGGCGGGGGTGAAGCCGGGGAAGTCATCATCAGGGGCGACGCTTTCGCGCCGACGCTCGTCGGCCTCGTCGAGAAGCCGGTCGATGTCGTCCTGGAGGTCGGCCAACTGCTCGACCTGGGTGGGCTTCAGGCGGGCGACCCACTCATCGTAGGCATCCTGCCCGGCCCGGGCCTTCTCGCGCGCCACGTCCGCCAAGGTGCGCAGAGGCGTCTGCTGCTGATCCGCCTCGCGCTTAGGGGCCTGCTCGGCCGGCAGCGGCTTCACCGTGTACGGCTTGCGCTGCGCCCGGGTGGCGGTGAGCGCCATGGTAACGGGCTTGGTGATGTCCGACACGTGGCTGATGCGGATGCCACCCACGGCCATCCCGCCGAACGCCACCGTGTCGTCGCGGTAGAGCGTCATCCGGCGGCCGGCGTAGGCGTGCCCATCCGGGCCCCAGACGTTGACCAGCACGCGCCGCATCGACTTGCAGGGCTTGTACGGCTTGCCGCCATCGCCCTCGAAGTTGATCGCCACGGGCTGCTCCCCGTCGGCCTTCGAGACCTTGGAGATCCTGATCGTCATGGTCCGGCCGATCAGATCGTCAGCATTCAGCTGGTCGCTTTTTGGGGCGATGGTCTGCGAGAGGTCGGTCACAGCTGGATCTCCAGGGCGCGCCGCTTGGTCTGGATCGAGCCGGCCTTGGCGGTGGCGTTGCGGTAGCGGGTCAGGGCCTCGCCCAGCCTCGCCTCGAAATCCCCGGCGGCGGACACGATCGCGTCCTGAATCACCGGGTCGGGGAAGGTGCGGATCACGGCGAGCGGCAGACCGCCGGAATACGAGACGAAGTCGCACCAGGAGCGTTCGGCCACGAGGAGGCCGGTCTGGATCTGGATCGCGAAGTCGGCCGGGATCGTGCCATCGGCCACGTGGACGACGAAGGTCTCGATCTGGAACTTCTGCCGGCGCGACTTGACCTCGACCAGACCATCCTCCCCGACGAGCCCGTCCGGCGAGTAGCCGAGCGTGAAGCCCCACCGGTCGTTGGTGATGAAGCCGACACGCTCGGTGGTCGCGAAGTGCTCGTCGTACAGGGCGAGGGCCTCGACCTCGTCGTCCTGCCCGCGCAGCATGTCGTCGCTGATGTAGTGGGGCTCGACGTAGCGGCTGATCCGCTGGGCAAGGAGCTCGTAGAGGTGCGCGCGCTCCTTCTCGTTGCGCGCAGCCTTCAGGGTCGGCGTGACGATCAGCTTCATCTCGCTCGCGGTAAGCAGGCCGCACCGCAGCCCGAGCCATTCGTCAGAGCCTTGGAAGACGTCCGCGTGCATGCGCACCGTGGACTGGCGCTCGATGGTGTCGGGAGCGAGCAGGGCCATGGCGCTCACTCCGCAGCCTGCGCGACCTGGACGGCGCCCTTTACAGAGCCATCCTCGATCACGATGGCGACGCCGCCCGAGACGCCAACCCGCTCGATCCAGACCTGATAGTCGGCAGCCTGGGCCATCTCGGCGAGGATCCGCATGGCCTCCTCGTCGAGCAGCGAGCCGTCCTGCACGCGAATGACGCGCAGCTTCGGGTTGGCCGCCATAGCGATCGCCACCGACGTGCGGAGCTGCTCGGCACTCGACGCCTGGTCGAACGGCACGCCGCCCAGCAGGATCTCGTCCTCGCCGAACCCAAGTCCCGGAACCGGCAGGTCGGCCTTGGCGATCGCGTCGCGCTTAGCTGCGGTGCGCTCCTCCATGGCCTTCGTGAGGGCGGCCGACCGCGCCTCCACCTCGGCGGCCTGCGCTTCGATCCGGGCCCGCTCCTCGCGCCGGGCGATCGCGGCGTTGGCACGGCTGGCGTCGGCGATGCGCTCACGCAGGGCGGCGGTGTCGATCGGCGTCGGCAAGGTCTCCGCGTTGGCGAGCTGCCCGCGCTTCTGGTCGGCAGAGCCCTCCGCGTCGCGCAAGCGGTCGGTCAGCACCGCGATCTCGCCGCGGATCCGCTCGGCCTCCGCGTCCAGCCGCTTCACCTCGGCGGCGGCAGCCTCACGGTTGGCCCGGCGCCGCTCAATGAGCGCATTCTGCTCACCTGCCTGCTCCATCTCGGCGACGAGCGCGGCATCGTCGATCCGCTCGGCCGGCGCATCCGCGGGGACCACGATGCCGGAGGCTTGGGCGCGAAGGGCCTTCGACTGCCGGTTCACGTCGGTGCGGCGGTCGAAATCCGCCTTGTTCGCCTTCTCGATCGCGGCGAAGTCGACGCCCGGGACGAAGCGCTTCAGCGCCTCCATCTGCGCCTTGCCGTCCATGCGGGTGAAGGCGAGCGGGTCGAACGACAGGGCGCCGAGCAGCCCGTCGAGCATCCGCTGCGGGGACGGATACCGCGCGCCATCGGTGCTCTCGACGGCGATCGACGTGGTGAAGGTCTGGTCCTCCCGCTTCCGGAAGGTGCGCACGACCTTGATCTCGCCGAGGTCGAGGCGGATGCGCGCCTCGTTCTCGCCCTTGCGGATCGGGACCGCCTGGATGTGCGTGGTGCCGGCGAGCGCCCACCAGATCGCGTCGAGGACGGAGCTTTTGCCCTGCCCGTTCCGCCCGGTGATCTCGACGATGTGGCCCTCGGGCGAGATCTCGACGGCCTTGAGCCGCTTCACGTTCTCGGCCTGCAACTGGACGATCTTCATGGTGCTCACTCCTTCGTCAGCCGGTCGGCCTGGCGAGCGAGCCATGCCGCGACCTCGTTCCGGTCGGTCTCGATCAGCAGGGACGCCTCGCCGGGCCGGTCGATCGACAGGCCGAAGCCCGCGGAGCGCGCCGAGAGCGTGAGGCAGATGCGGGTCGCGGTGCGCATGGCCTCGCGGACCCGCTGGCGGCTCCAGCGGTCGCGCTGGATGCCGATGACGTGCACGACGTCGCCGGCTGGCAGCAGGCGACCCGCCTCGTGTGCGGTAAGGCGCAGCTCCTCCGGTGCGGTGACGGGCGCGAGGGCGCGGGCGGGTGCGGCCACGGGCTGCTCCTGGATGCGAAGCGCTGCGATCGGCGCGAAGGCGGAGAGATCGAAGGGCGAGAGGATCACGCGCGCCTCCCGGCAGCGCGCAGGCGGACGCTCGCCTCGGCCAGCACGATCACGTCGGTGCGGTCGTCGAGGTCGACGCGCATCTCCGCGGAGTAGAGGGCGATGCCGGCCGCTCCGTAGGCGGCGGACACGCGCTCCACGATCTCCTCGAGCAGCCGGTCCAGAACCTCGGGGTCCTGACCGCAGCCGGTCTTCATCAGGTCGCGTTGGGCGACCGCGATGTGTCCGGCGGTTTCGCGCAGGCCGGCATAGAGGTCGGCAGCCTTGCGCTCGGCCATCTCGTGAGCGGCCACGTGGTCCGGCAGGGCGCGGGCGATCTCGCTGTAGGCGGGAATGCCGATGTCGATGCAGAAGCCATCGACCATGTCGATGAAGGCCTGCCGGTCCAGCGCGGGGCGATTGGCGAGGCTCACGAGCGACCCCCATCCTGCATGTTGCTGACGAGGGCGCGATCGGCGCGGTAGGCGGCGAGCTGCTCGCGCATGTCGGTGATCCAGGCGCTGTCCTGGTCCCCGCAGCGCCCGAACGAGCCGAGGTGGCCGCGGTCGAAGGCGCGCAGGAAGCTGGCGACGGACTCGGCCAGGGCGGCGCCGTCTGGGAAGCGGACTGGCCCCAGCGCGTCGAGCTTCTGGCCCGGCAGGACGTGCCGGTGCGCTTCACGGAAGGCGTTCACAGCAGGGCTCCGGTCGGCGACCGCGTGGCGGCGGGTGCGAGGGACAGGTCGAGGCGGGTGTCGCGGGCTGGCGGCTCGGTGCGACCGAGTTCGCGGTTGGTCTCGACGCGGGCAGCGACCCAGCGGCGGGCGTGATCTTCGACGGCGGTGATCGCGGCCTGCATGGCCGGGCCCGGGGGCTTCGGCTCTGGGCGCTCGATGGCGGCGAAGGAGGCCTTCACCCGAGCGCAGAACCGGGCCGTGTCGGCGGCTCGGGCCTTGGCGGAGAGGCTCGCCATGATCAGCACGCCTCCCGAACTATGGCACCGAGCCGGCAGCCGGCCTCGTGGCCGATCCGCTTCGGGCCGCCGCAGCGCGGGCAGCCCGGCTCGGTGCCGCCGGCCTCGCGGTCGATGTCCGCCGACCATTCCAGGGCGGCGAGTTCGACACGGCTGCGAGCTACCTCGCAGAGGAGAGCGGCCTGAAAGTGCGCGCGATCTGCAGCATTGCAGGCGGCGGCATTGGCTTTGTGGATCAGCGCCTCAAGCGCTTCGCGGAGCTTCTGCTCGTCGTGCAGATCAAACCCGGCTGCGGCGGCGGCCATCAGCGGACGCCCTGCGAGATGCGGCGGGCGATAAAGACATGGTCGATCAGGTTGGCGACCGCGAACGGGCCCAGTCCGATGGTGATCGCGCCGAGCGTCGCGTAGGCGACCATCTCGGTGCAGGAGGCGGTGGAGAGGTAGAGGTCGAGGGCGGTGAGCATCGGGGGCTCCATCGGCTCGGTGAGCGGCGATGGGCCTAGAATATACACAGTTTGGGGATACGCAAGCCCAAACTTCACAAACTGTGTATTTTGCTCGCGAAGCTATCCCCAGGCCGGGCGATCAACCCTTGCGCGAATGTTGCCAGGATGTTCTCATCGGGGGACCGGGAGAGCAAGCGTGCCAGTAGACGATCCGCCTAACGTGGACCTGAGCGACAGGGACCTTCGCTCGCTGGCGATGGAGCTGGCAATGCAGCTGCCGCGCAACGAGCGTGACGCGCACTACGTCATCGAGCTGATGCGAGTCGGCTACGACTTCTTTCTGTGCAACGCAGGGAAGGCCGAGAAAAAGGTCGAGGCTTTCCGACCTAAGATCGCACGCTAAGCACGCTTCTTGTGGACGCGATACTCGGGCGGATTGGCCTTATCCAGTCGCTCGACCAGATCAACGGGCATGCCAGCGAGGCTCCCGTCCATGAACCAGTCTCGCGTGACGCCGTGTAAGCGCTTCAGCTTCGCGCAGACAGGCTGGCTCGGAGGGCTGCGGCCCTTCTCGTAGTGGTTCCAGGCGTTCGTCGAGATGCCGATGCGGTCGCATAGCTCCCTCTGTGAGGACGCTACGACGGACCGGAAAAGCCGCACGCGAGCGGCGACTTCATCGAGATATCCAGGCGGATACGAGACCTGCGGCATGTACGCATTCTCGCACCTCACAATCTGTGTATCCATGAAGGCGTTCTGCATCTTGTCATATACCCAATCTGTGTATATCACTGAGGCATGGAGCCGCTCGCGACCACCTCAGAAGTCATCGACGCCCTAGGCGGCACAGCCGCAGTCGCGCGTCTGACCGGCCGCTCCATGCAAGCGGTCTCCAACTGGCGGGAGCGCGGCCGTTTCACCGCCGCAGCCTATGATCCGATCACCAAGGCGTTGAGCGATATCGGTCGGCGGGCTCATCCTAGCGTCTGGAAGTCGCTTCCGCCGTCTGCCCTGATCCAGCTCGCGGCGAGCGCCGCCTGATGCCGGCCGCCCGCGACCTCACCCTCGACGAGCACGGCGTGAAGCGTGGCGCCCGCTACGTCGTGACCTGCGGCGTGGCACCGGCGGGTGGCATCTTCATCGTCGCCGACATGTTCACGCGCCTCGACGCTGAGGCCGCCGATCACCTCGCCGACCTTCTGCGCGAGCACGCGCACAACGAGCGCATCGTCGAGACCGCCCGCTTGGTCTGCGCGGAGGCCACGCGATGATCTTCGCGCTGCTGACTGCTCCGGTTGTCGTGTCCGTCGCCGTTGGCGCCGCGGCTCTGCTGTGGTGCCGCGGGCTGTTCCCGCTGGTTGCTACTACGCTCGGCGCCGGTCTCATCTGGGCGCTCGTATGAGCCCCGCCCCCTCATTCCAGATCCGCGTCGGGTGCCTTTCCACGGGGGGCTCGCCGCGGCTGGTCGCTCGGTCCGTTTTCCCCAATAGCGGATCGAGCGCACCTCTTTCGCGCCATAGCGCGTCCGACCTCGACCGGGACGTCCGCAGGACCGTCCTGAGCGGAACCCGTTTGCCGGGCACGGGCCGAGACAAGCCCCGGCGTCTTTTCGCGCGCACGTCGCTCTACCGCCAAGTCGATGACGTTCGCGCCTCCGTAAATGCGGGTCTTTGTTCTGCGTACCGCATCCTCCTGTCGCTTCATCTGAACCTCCTCCGGTGTCCTCAAGACACCATGGGTCGGTTTGCAGATGTGCAAGAAGCTTTTGCGGGACGCGCAAATGGCGACTGCTGAAGTAGTCCAGTCCAAAGCCCGGCTCAGCGACCTGCTGCGCTGGGAAAGCCGAGGTCCAGGTGACCTCGACAACGCGATGCGGCGCCTCTCGCGGCGCCATGGCGTCGAGTACGGCACGCTCTGGTCGCTGCGCTACCGCGCTCCGAAGCGGATCTGGGCCGACGTCTACACGGCGATCGCCGACGCCTACGCCAACGAAATCGAACGCCAGCGGGGAAAACTCGACGATGCCGCGACCGCCGCCGAACCACTCCTCGGGGCTGATCGCGCTTCTGTGCGCGCGGCTCGTACTCTTTCTGGACGTGCAGCGGGCGCGCCTGCTGCGCTGGTGGACGCGGACCGGCAATGACTAGCCCGGACGCCTTCCTGTCGACGACCAGGGCCGCCGTCATCCGTCGCTGGAACCTCGGCTACGACACACTGACGGTCGGCCGGCACTACGGCATCGACGAAGCCGACGTCTGCCGGATCCTCGCTGCCAAGCAGGACCGCAAGCACTTCGTGAAGCTGGCCCTGGCGCGGCGCGCGCCGGCAGCTCGCTCCCCATCCGCCCAGTTCCCCGGCTGAAAGGCCCGCCTACGCGGGGCGCTCCCGCGCGACCTGGAGGCCCGCGATGGCCGAGAAGCTCAAGAACACCAAGGCGAAGCCCGGGATCCACCCCGAGGTGCTGAAGTCGCTCATCTCGAAGTGCGACTCGATGAAAGCCGACATGGACGAGTCCCGCGGCGAGCTGGGCGCCGCCGTGAAGGATGCCGAGGAGGTCCACGGCATCAACCGCAAGGCGTTCAAGCTGGTCCTGTCGCTGAAGCGGATGGAGCAGGACAGGCGGGACGAGTTCCTGAAGTCGCTGACCGACTACGTCGAGAAGCTCGACCTCGGCCCGCAGGCGGACCTGTTCGACGAAGGCGACGAGGCCGGCCGCCGCGCTGATCAGGATGCTGCTGCGGCGACCGACGACCAGGCCGCCGAGAACGCCCGCCGCCTCAAGGGCGGCATCAAGCAGCTGGCGCACTGAGCCATGGCGCTGCCGAAGATCCTCTTCCTCGATCTCGCGACACGCGCCGGTTGGTGCGTGGGCGCGCCCGACGAGACCCCGCGGTACGGCACGAAGGTTCTGCCCTCCACGGGCGAGGACATCGGCCGCTTCGCTGCCGCCTACAACGAATGGCTCCTCGACATGATCACCCTGGAGAGCCCGGGGTTGGTCGTGTTTGAGGCGCCGATCCTGGCCGGCCGCACGAACTTGACGACCGCTAGGAAGCTGACCGGGTTGGCCTGGCACACCGAGTTCGTCTGCAACCTGCGCCAGGTCAGGGTCCGCGAGCATCATCTGCAGAGCATCAAGAAGATGTTCGCCGGCAGCGGCCGCGCCGACAAGGACGCCATGATCGCCGCGGCGCGGCGCCTCGGGTTCGATCCGAAGGACGATAACCAAGCCGACGCCCTGGGCGGGTGGTGCTGCACCGTCCACGAGCGGGCTCCTCACCATTCCCGCTTGAAGATGGGCGCGCTCGGCGCCGCGAGGTTCGCATGAGCGAAGTATGGCGAGTTGCGCCGTCGGCGCCTGAATTCGACGTGTCGTCGCTGGGTCGTATCCGCCGTCGAGGCCGCATTTTGAACGGCAGCAGGTGGTCGACCGGCTACATCTACGTGCAGACTACGATCGGCGCGACCGCTGCGTGCGGGAAGCGTGCGCTCGGTGTGCACGTCCTGGTCTGCGAGGCGTTCCACGGGCCACGGCCATTCGTCGGCGCCATTCCGCTTCACCGGGACGGAAGCAGGGACAACAACGCCTCCGACAATCTGCGGTGGGGCACGCATAAAGAGAACGCCGCCGACCGGCGCGCCCATGGCCGCGATCGCCTCGGTGTGGACCATCACGCCGCGAAGCTGATCGACGAGCATGAGGTCCTGGCGATCTTCGCGCTCAGCCGCCGCGGCTTGATCGGTGATGAGATTGCCAGCTGCTTCGGCATCACGAAGGGCGAGGTCAACCGCATCTTGAGCCGGGAGATGTGGGCGCACGTCGACGTGCCCGCGGAGCTCTGCGCCGTCCACGAAAAAGCGCCGCAGCACGGCAAGCGGTTCGCCCTCGGCGCGCTCGGAGGCCGGGCGGCATGACCTGGCCATTCGGCGCTCTTCAGCTCGCCGCCCTGCGCCGGCTCGCATCCTCTCCCTCGTCGGCGCTTGAGATCGGCAAGGCCGCCGAGCACCTCGTGTGCGCTGACCTGATGCTGAGCGGATATCGGGCCTTTTTGAGCGATCAGGGCCTTCCTTACGACCTGCTAGTCGACCTTGATGGGCGCATTGTCCGAGTGCAGGTCAAGGCGACTTGTTTCGCTCGGAACATCAGCGCGGCTGGTCGCAACCAGCGCATCGCGTACACCTGGCACGTCCGAGCGCGGGGTAAGGCCCGGAAAGGCGAGCGTCTCGACGCCTCTCACTGCGACGTCGTCGCCCTGGTCGCTCTCGACCTGCGAGCCATCGCTTATCTGCCGATCAGCATTTGCGGCCAGACCGTGCAGCTGGCCCCGCCGAGCTCAGCGGCCGCCCCTGCATTCCGGTCCGGATCACGTTGGGCCCGGACCGTTGCAGACTTCCCCTTTGCGGAAGCGGTCGGCGGCGATTTGGCCTCCTACAAGGCGGCATTCGGCGACCTGACCCGCTGCATTCGCGGGCACGAGTTCACGCCCGAAAACACCTCGATCGCGTCGAACGGCTCCCGAGTGTGCCGCGCCTGCCGCCGCGAGAGCGGCCTGCGCTATCAACAGTCCAAGGAGGCCGCTCGTGTCGCCGCTGAGTAGCTGGCCGTTTGGGCGCCTCCCGCCTCTAGCCTTCGATCTGATCGTCGCAGACCCTCCGTGGTCCTTCACCCTTCGTTCGGCGAAGGGCGAGGCGAAGAGCCCGCAGGCGCAGTACGCCTGCATGCCGCTCGATGCGATCAAGGCCCTCCCGGTCGCGCAGCTTGCCCGCGGCGACGCCTTCCTCTGGCTCTGGGCCACGAACCCGATGCTGCCGCAGGCGCTCGAGGTGATGGCCGCATGGGGCTTCACGTTCACGACCGCCGGCACCTGGGTGAAAACCACCTCGGGCGGCAAGCTCGCGTTCGGCACCGGCTATGTCCTGCGGAGCGCCTCCGAGCCCTTCCTGATCGGCAAGTTCGGCCGGCCGCGCGCTGGGCGGTCCGTGCGCAGCGTGATCATGGCGCCGGCTCGCGAACACAGCCGGAAGCCCGAAGAGGCTTACGCCGCGGCCGAGGCGCTACTGCCGGGTGCGCTGCGTCGAGCCGACCTGTTCTCGCGCGAGGGTCGCCCCGGCTGGGATGCCTGGGGCCACGAGGTCGGCAAGTTCGACCAGCCCGCGTCCGTCGCCATGGCAGCGGAGTGACGCCCATGCGCTGGGTTCTCGCCCGATCCGGAACGGTCCTCTACCGCGGCAGCCGCGAAGACGTGCTGACCGCCGCCGAGCGCTACGGCCTCGTGTGTCACGTCGTGCCGGAGGTGCGGGGCCCGGTGCCCGGCCGCGGCTTCTACGACGACGGCGCCGAGATCCCGCCGCGCCTGATGCAGAACGCAGTGATCTTGCCGGAGGGCATGCTGCCGGCCCGGCTCCGGAGGCGCGCAGCATGAGCCGAGACCCCGACAACGTCGTGGCGTTTCGCACGCCCGCCGACCAGGCCGCGCCGCCGCACAACATCGAGGTGGAGCAGGCGCTGCTCGGCCTGGCGATGATGCGGCCCGAGGTGGTGCCCGCGATCGCACAGGTCGTGCGCCCGGAGCACTTCTACTTCGCCGACCACCAGGAGGTGTTCGCCTGTATCGAGTCGCTGGTGGCCGCCGGCTGCCCGCCTACGCCCATCGCGGTGAAGGGCTACCTGCAGCGGCCGCAGATCGGCGACCGGCCGGCCCTGGCCTACCTCGCGGCCTGTGCCGGCGACACGATGGGCCTTGATGCCACCGGCTACGCGGCGATCGTGCGGGACCTGGCCTCGAAGCGCTCGCTGCTCGCGGTGGCCGAGAAGCTGACCGAGATGGTCCGCACAGCGCCCCCCGGCACGGCCGCCCAGGCGATCATCGATGAGACCGAGCAGGCGCTGCTCGATGTCCGCGCCATCGTCCCGCAGGCGCACCTCGCAGGCCAGTCCGCGCCCGAGGCCAGCCGCTGGATGCTCGATCGCATCAACCAGCTGAGGACTGGCCAAATGGAATCCACCGCGATTTCGACGGGGCTGTCCGAGCTCGACCGGGTCACGAACGGCGGCTTCCAGCGCGGCCAGCTCTGGCTGCTCGCAGGCCGGCCCGGGATGGGCAAGACGGTCGCGATGACGACCCTGTCCCGGCTCGCCGCGCGCGAGGCCGGCGTGCTCGTCTACCAGTGCGAGGTGACCCGCGATCAGCAGATCGCCCGCTACCTGTCGGATCTGTCCTACGTCCACAATCGGCCGCTAACCTTCGGCAAGATCATGGCCGGCGTCGAGATCGACGACGAGGAGGCCTGGAGGATCGAGCAGGCCGCGGCGAGCTTCGACAAGCTCCACCTGCGCCTGGAATGCGAGCCTGGCGTCACGGTCGCCCAGATCGCGTTCGGGGTGAAGGCGGAGAAGCGGCGCCTCGCGAAGATCGGGGTCCGCCTCGGCGTCGTGTTCGTCGACTACCTGAAATTCATCAAGGTCTCGGACCGCTACCAGGGCCAGCGCGTGCTGGAGATCGGCGAGATCTCGGGCGCCCTGAAGCAGCTGGCGAAGGCCGAGGACATCTGCGTCGTCCTGCTCGCCCAGCTGAACCGCGGGGTCGAGAAGCAGGAGCGCGAGGATCGCCGGCCCACCCCGGCCGACCTCCGGGATTCGGGCGAGCTGGAGCAGGACGCCGACGCGGTCCTGCTGCTCTTCCGCGAGGCCGTCTACGTCGAGCGCAAGATGAAGGCGTCTCCCACGCCGGAGCTCGCTGACCGCATGATGCAGGTCCAGCACCGGCTCGAACTGATCCTCGGAAAGAACCGATCCGGGCCGCCCGTCACGCTGCCGCTTTGGTGCGACGTCGCCCATTCCGCCATCGCTCAGACATCGAGAGGGGGGTTCTGATGGCCCGAATCCGCACGATCAAGCCGGAGTTCTGGACCTCCGAACAGGTGATGGAGTGTTCGACGAATGCTCGACTCCTGTTCATCGGGCTCTGGAATTTTTGCGACGATGCCGGCCGCATGGTCGCCTCGGAGAAGCGGATCAAGGCGAGCGTCTTTCCGTCCGACGACTTCACGGCCGAAAACGTTCGGCGAATGCTCGACGAATTGTCGTCGAATGGCCTGATCCTGCTCTATGTCATTGATGGCAAAGAGTATCTTCAGGTGACGGGCTGGCATCACCAGAAGATCGACCGGCCTCAGAAGTCCAAAATCCCTGATCCTCCCGATCCTAATTCGCCGAACGGTCGTCGAACGATCGACGTAGGAAGGGAAGGGAATGGAATGGAAGGGAAAGGAGATAAAACCCCCGCCGCCGTGGCTCACCCCGCGCGCCCGACCCTGAACCAGGCCGAGCCGGCAGCCGTCGCGACCGCCGAGGCGGCGGGGCCGGGCCTGGCCGAGGGCTGGAACACCCGGGCCAACTTCGACCGGGTCGAGGCCCGCGTCCGGTCCGCCCTCGGTGGCGGCCCGCAGGACCTCCGCATCGGTCCGATCGCCAAGCTGGAGGCCGATGGGCTCGACCTCGAAGCCGAGATCGTGCCGGCCCTGCTGGACATCGCCGCCTCGTCCCGGGTGCCGATTCGGACCTGGACGATCTACGCCGACAGGGTCGCTGAGCGGGTAGCGGCGCAACGCCAGAGCCGCGTCGCTCAGGGCCTAGCCGCGGTGCCGGCAGCCCCGACACCCGCCGAGGAGCTCGTCGACCTCGGTGTCTCGGGACAGTGGCCCGAGCCGACCCTACGGAAGTGGATCGAGCGGTTCCGTCAGGACGCCGGCGCCTGGTCCGAGGCGGTGTTCGGGCCACCCCCCGGCCAGCCCGGATGCCGGATCCCGTCCCGGCTGCTGCTCGAGGCGGCGTGATGGTCCGGCACCGGCGCATCTCCGGCTCGGCCCTGCGCTGGGAGCGCATGCACCGAGATGCCGCGAAGGCGCTGGCCGCCCAGGCGGCGGAGGCCATGGCGGCTCGGTCAATGCCGGAGCCGAACCCTTCCCCAGCTGCGGGGGAGGTCGCACGACCGGACGCGCAAGCCGCGCGGACGGGTCAGGGGGCATCGGGAGCGTAGCGTGAGCCAAAGGCTGACCCGGAAGCAGCGGCTGCGGTTGAAGCTGGAGCGGGAGCGAGCCCACAAGGCGTTCATGCGCCGAGGCGAGATCCTGCAGGACGAGCGGGCCGAACGCGACGAGGCGGACGCAGCGAAGGCGGACGAGCCCACGGAGAGCCCACGGGAGCGGCACGAACGGGAGCGCCGAGAGCGGGAGGCCGAGCGCATCGCCGCCCGCCGGGCCGAGCACGAGCTGCCGCCCGGCAAGCAATGGGCTATGGTGCAGGCCTGCGTCGGCCACACCGGCAAGTTGTGCGACAAGCTCCGGAACGCCGGCATCCCGTTCTTCCGGCCCCGGGACGAGATCGAGCAGCGGCTTGCCTCTGGCCGCATCCGCCGAATCCGGATGCCGCTATTCGACCACACCGTGTTCGTCGGTTTGGAGCAGCGGGGCCAACTGGAGCGCTTGGCCGTCGAGCATCCCTGGCTGATGGAGCGGCGGGTCTACGGCACCATGCCGTGCATGCGTCACGACCGGGCGTTCGCTTGGGACGTCGAGCGGATCGAGCGGCGGCAGACCGGAGTCGACGAGGCTGGCAACCCGGTGATCGATCCGGTGACCGTGCCCGACCAGGAGATGCGCTCGTTCGCGGAGGTGCTGATCAGGGCGGCGCCGATCCTTGATGACCTCGACAGGATCGAGATCGGCGAGACGGTGCGGGTGGTCGATGGCCCGTTCGCCAGCTTCGACGGGATCATCGAGGAGACCTACGAGAAGCTGAACCGATACAAGGTCTCGGTGAACATTTTCGGCCGAGCCACGCCGGTGGAGCTGGAGCGTCGGCAGGTTGAGCGGACGTGATCCACACCCTGCAGTTGACTCGTCGTCCGGGCTCTGAATCTATGCGGCCCAGGACGACGCCCCTTGTACTCCCCGGCGACGGGTCGAAGGATGAGCTGGTGGCCCTGCCCCTGAGGCTTCTCAGGCGGCGAAAATGGCGGCTCGTGCCCGCCGAACACCCACCTCGAAATAGCGAGAACTAGCCAATGGCTCGTGGCGGATCGCTCCCGGGCGAGCGCCGCGGCGGGCGTCAGAAGGGTACGCCGAACAAGCGGACGGAGGCGCGGGCAGCTTTCCAGGCAGGTCGCCTCGATGTCTCCGGCGCATCTCCCCTCGACATCATCCTGGGCGCGGCCCGGGCGGCTTGGGCGGAGGCCCACCGCACAGATGGCGTGATTGACCTGCGCATGGCCAGGGTCGCTGCCGACATCGCCAAGGACGCCGCGCCTTACCTGCACTCGAAGCTCATGCCAGCCTCGCAGCCCGGCGGCGACGACGACATGGCGAAGGCCCGGCGCATCAAGGGCATGCTCGACGAGATCGAGGGCGCGATTGACCAGCCCGACACCGAGTAGCGCACTCACCCCGCGCTGGACGCGCCTACGGTTCCACCCGACGCAGCGGGCCTACTGGACCAGCCCGCACCGCTTCAACACCGTCCCGGCCGGCCGCCGATCCGGTAAGACCGAGCAGGCCAAACGCAAGCTGATCAAGGCGGCGCTCCGCGGCACGGCGTTCGAGCGGCCCCGATTCTTCGCTGGAGCACCGACCCGGGACCAGGCGAAGCGGATCTACTGGGACGACCTGAAGGCGATGATCCCGGCCGAGCTGCTGCTGGGGCGCCCATCCGAGACCGACCTGTCGATCCGGCTGGTGAACGGGTCCGAGCTCGTGGTCGTCGGCCTCGACAAGCCGGAGCGCATCGAGGGCCAGCCCTGGGACGGCGGCGTGCTCGACGAGTTCGCGAACATGAAGGCCCATGCCTGGGCGGCGAACGTCCGCCCGGCGCTCTCGGATCGGCAAGGGTGGTGCGACCTGATCGGCGTGCCCGAAGGCCGGAACCACTACTACGACCTCGACCGCATGGCGCGGGCCGAGATGCAGGCGAAGGGTGCCGGCTCCGAGTGGGGCGCCTTCACCTGGACCTCCGCCGAGATCCTGCCCGCGGAGGAGATCGCCTCCGCCCGCCGCGACCTCGACGAGCTGACGTTCCAGCAGGAATACGAGGCCTCCTTCGTCAACTTCGAGGGTCGGGCCTACTACCCGTTCACCGAGGCGGTGCATTGCCAGCGCCTCACCTACGACCCGGCCCGGCCGCTCGCCCTGTGCTTCGACTTCAACGTCGATCCGGGCGTCGCGGTCATCGCGCAGGAGCAGCGCCTACCGAACGGCCAGGACGGCACCGGCATCATCGGTGAGGTCCACATCCCGCGGAACTCGAACACCCCCGCGGTATGCCGTCGGATCATCCAGGACTGGGGCCGGCACGCGGGCCGCGTGGTGTGCTTCGGCGATGCGTCGGGCGGCGCCCGGGGCTCGGCCAAGGTGGCGGGCTCGGACTGGGACCTGATCCGGCGCGAGCTCGGCGGCACGTTCGGCCAGCGGCTCTTCTTCGAGGTGCCAGCGGCGAACCCCGCGGTGCGCGCCCGGGTCAACGCGGTGAACACCCGGCTGAAGGCCGGCGACGGCACGGTCCGCATGATGGTCGACCCCGCCCGGGCGCCGAACGTCGTGAAAGACCTCGAAGGCGTCCGGCTGCTGGCCGGTGGCTCTGGTGAGATCGACAAACGGGCCGACCCGGCGCTGTCGCATATAAGTGACGGCCTAGGCTATTTCATAGCGAGAGTTTTTCCGATTGCAGAGACCGGCAAGGTAGCTACCGGGACGACTGTCGGAATGTATTGATGTTGTAGCCTATCGCATCTGGCTATTGGATATGGTATGCTTCTCTCGATTAGGCGAGAGAATTGCCGTGACTGACCCGATTGCTATCAGCGAGACTGCCCAAGACTATGAAGGAGAGCGGTTTTATCGCCACGACGGCCCAAAGCGTTATTTCCGTCGGCCGCAGCGGTCTGGTGAAACGTACCTTCACCGCGTTGTGTGGTCCCGGCATAACGGCGCCATTCCGACAGGTGGTCACGTCCACCACAAGGACGGCGATCGCGGCAACAATGGCATCGGCAATCTCGAACTGCTGACGCCGAGGCAGCACGTTCAGCACCATCGCGATCAGGACCCCGAAAGGTGGAAGGCTGATCGGGCGCGCGGACTGGAAGCCGCACGAGAACGCGCAAAAGAATGGCACGCTAGCCCTGAGGGCCGAGCATGGCACCGCGCGCATAGGGCAACGCATGCCAGTGCGGTTGAGGCCAGAACCATTGCCTGCACCTGCGAGGCATGCGGAACGGCTTTCATGGCCACGAGAAAAGCTCAGTTCTGCTGCCGAGCATGCAAAGCCGAAGGACGGCGCCGATCGGGCGTGGATGACGAGACCCGCACGTGCGCTCACTGCGCCGAGCCGTTCAAGGTGAACCGCTATGTCGCCAAACGATTCTGCTCTCGCTCATGCTCGTCGCGTTCTAGGTCTGTGACGGCCTGATGCCGCTCTCGTCGAAGCATCCGAAATACGCGGAGGCCGCGCCCGACTGGAAGGTGGTTCGCGACACCCACGCCGGTGAGCGCCGGGTGAAGGAGCTCGGCACCGAGTACCTGCCGGCGACTTCCGGCATGATCGCGGCCGGGTTCATGAGCGGCGTCAGCAGCCATGCCCTGATCGGCCGGCAGCGCGAGGATGGCCAGGTAGAGGCCCGCGTCGGCGGCTCATACCTCAACGAGGGCCAGGCCCAGTACGACGCCTACCGCTGCCGGGCGGTGTTCCACCCGCTGGTCGCCGCCTCCGCCGAGGCGCTGATCGGCATCATGCATCGCAAGCCGCCGACGATCGAGCTGCCCAAAAAGCTGGAATCGCTGCGGGAGGACTGCACCCAGGACCGCGAGGGCCTGGCGACGCTGCTGCGGCGCATCAACGAGGAGCAGCTGCAAACCGGACGGCTCGGCCTGCTGCTCGACGTGCGCGGCGATCTCGGGCCAGGGGCGCTGCCCTACCTCTCGACCTACACCGCCGAGAGCATCCTGAACTGGGGCGTGGACCGGGTCACCTCGCCCGGTAAGCTCCTGTTCGCGGTGCTCGACGAGAGCGGCGACCAGCTGCAGGACGATCTGAGCTACGCGCACCAGCGGCGCTACCTTGTGCTGGGCGACGCCGCCACGGAGTTCGTGAGGCGGGCCGCCGGCGCGGACGCCGAGATGCCGGCCGAGGGCTACGTCGCTGCTGCGGTGACCGACACGGACGAGGCTGCGGCTCTGCCGTTCAAGGCGCCGCAGATCGCCGGCCAGGGTCTCCCCGAGATCCCGTTCGTGACGATCGGCGCCAAGGACCTGCAATGGGATCCGGACGCGCCGCCGCTGCTGCGGGTCGCCTCCATGGCGCTGGCGATCTACCGAGGCGAGGCCGACTACAGGCACGCGCTGTTCATGCAGGGGCAGGAGACGCTGGTCGTCATCGGCGCCAAGAGCGGGAGCGCCTACGCGGAGCCGGGCGAGGCCGTGAAGGGCCAGCCGCTACAGCTCGGTGCCAACGGCCGTATCGACCTCGAGGTGGACGGCGACGCCAAGTTCATCGGCGTCTCGTCCACGGGCCTCTCGGCCATGCGGGATGCGATCCGGGACGACAAGACCGCAGCCGCGGAGATGGGTGCCCAGATCATCGGCGACCGGTCCGGCGGCGCGGAATCGGGCGACGCCCTGGAGATCCGCGTCGCGGCCCGGACCGCCACTCTGTCGAGCGTCGCGCTCGCCGGCGCGCAGGGTCTTGAGCGCATCCTGAAGATGGCCGCCACCTGGGTCGGGGCGGACCCGGACGAGGTGAAGGTCACCCCGAACCTCGACTTCGCCGGAACGCCGATCACCGGCTCCGACATCCTGCAGATCACCCAGGCCAAGAGCATGGGCCTGCCGCTCTCCTGGGAGAGCATCCACGACTGGCTGGCCCGGAAGGGCTTCACCTCCAAGACCTACGAGGAGGAGGAGGACCAGATCGAGGGCGAGGGGCCAGCCCTCTCCGGTTCGGGAGAGGGTGGCAGCAGCCTCGACGACGGCGACGACGAAGCCACGGACGACGACGCGGCCGCGGTCACGGATGACGACCTGAAGGGCCTGTTCGCGCCCGAGACTCTGGCCCAGGCCTGATGCCCGCCGCCCGGAAATCGGGCCCGAGCAACCCGGGCTTCGACGCCAAGCATCCCCGCGCGGCCGGCGGCCGGTTCGGCAGCAAGGGCGGGACCGAGAAGCCGGGCCGCAAGCTGATCGGCGAGGAGCGGCTCAAGACCTCTGGCGTGACGGTTGACGACGCGATCGAGGTCCTGTCCAGCCGGGTCCGCGCCTACCAAGGCGCCAAGACGGTTCGGGACTTCGTCGAGGACCACCCCAAGGGTCGCGCCTACGCGCTGCGCAAGCTGGCGGCAGACCACAAGGCCGGGCGGATCGGGTTCAAGGGCGCCGCACAGGCGCCGAAGCAGGCTGCGGGCTCCGGGGCGGCCATCGACCCGAAGCTGTCCGACGGCTCGTTCCGGGCCAACACCGAGCGGGTCACCGAGGGGCTGAAGGGCGACGACTTCCTGATCTCGCTCAACGGCAGCAAGCGCTACCTGATGGGCATCACGGTCGATCAGGCCGCAGCGAACCACCCGAAGGGCCGCGCGGCCGGACTCAAGCAGATCGCCGCCGACCTGAAGGCCGGGCGGCTGCAGGCGGAGCGGACCAAGGGGGCGAAGGCCAAGGCGCCAGCCAGGAACGCGGATATCGAGCCCGGCGAGGGTATGCGCCCCTCCATGCTGCCGGGTGAGGAATCGTTCTCGTGGGGCTCGGGCACGACCCGCACGTTCCGCGACCAGGTTCGGAAGGGTTACGACGCGGTCCCGGCCAAGATCCGGACCATGCTCCGTGAGAAGGGTGTGACGATCAGCGGGCCGAAGAGCGCGTCGCAGTTCGACAGCAGTTTCGCCGGTAGCGACGCCCGAGGCCACACCGCTGGCTCGACGCTGGAGCACGCCCCGGGATTTTACCGGCCGACCTTCAAGCAGGTGGTCGTCAGCGAGCAGCACCTCGACGTGTACGCGCCGGGCAAGGGGTATCGGAAGGCCGACGATCCTGCCGGCATCATCCGGCACGAGATCGGGCACGCCGTCGATTGGAGCCAGGGGCGGCTGAGCAACAAGCCCGAGTTCGCCAAGGCCTTCAATGAAGACCTTCGCGCGTTCGAGCGGGGCGGTGGCAAGCGTACCGATCCGCGGTATGCCTACTACCTGCAGCGGGATGATGCCGGGCCGTCCGAGATGTTCGCGGAGCAGTTCAACCAGCACCTGGGCGGTTCGGGCGACCCCGGCAGCGACCTGCGGGCGACGTTCCCCAGGACGGCCGGCTACATCGCGGATCTCGTGAAGAGGCTGTCGTGAAGCAGCGGTGGTTCTTCCAGATCGTCGACGGCGCCGTGCTCATGCGGGCCCGGGTCGAGGTAGACGGCGCGATTGCGGACGCTCAGTCCCGCATCGAGCCGGGCGATGACAGCGGAATCAAGGGCCTGACCTATGAAGCCCTGGCCGAGGCCGGCGGCGGGGTCCTTGAGATCGACGATGACGGCTCCTTCACGATCACGTCGGCGGACGACGAGCAGGACTGAACCACGGCATGCCGGCGACGCTCAACGAGACGCTGCTCGACGCCCAGGTCTCGCACCTGATCGGCCTTCAGCGCCTCGGCTCGGGCATCCTGCGTAAGATCCTGGCCCTGTTGAACCGCACGGACAGCGACATCGCCGACACGATCCGCGAGCGCCTCGCCGACGTCGAGCCCGGGACGATCGAGACCACCTTCACCACCGAGCGGCTGAACCTGCTGCTCGACGCCATCCGAGCCATCGGCGACAGGGTGGGTGACGAGATCCAGGCCCGGCTGCTGAAGGAAGCGCTCGGCCTGGCCGAATACGAGGCCGAGTTTCAGGTCAGCACGATCACCGAGCACCTGCCGGTGCGCTTCGACGTGGTGCAGCCCACCATCGAGCAGCTGCAGGCCGTGGTGACCAAGCGACCGTTCCAGGGTCGGCTGCTGCGGGAATGGGCCAAGGGCCTCGGCAGCGACCGCAGCCGCCGCGTCCATGATGCCATCCGGATCGGGATGGTGGAGGGCGAGACCACCGACCAGATCGTCCAGCGCGTGCGTGGGCGCCGGTCAATGGACTACAAGGACGGGGTGCTCGAAATCAGCCGCCGGGACGCCGAGGCGGTCGTCCGGACGGCGGTGACCCACATCGCCAGCGGCGCCCAGCAGGCGACCTACGCGGCGAACGCCGACCTGGTGAAATCCTGGCGCTTCGTGGCGACGCTGGACATGCGCACAACAGTTTCGTGTGCATCCCTTGACGGCAAGGTCTTCCCGGTGGGCAAGGGGCCGATGCCTCCCCGGCATTTCCGGTGCCGCAGTTCCTCGGTTCCCGTCACCGCATCGTTCCGAGACCTCGGCATCGACCTCGACGAGGTCCCCGAGGGCATGCGGGCATCCATGGATGGGGCGGTCCCGGCGAGCCTGACCTACGGCGACTGGCTGAAGAAGCAGCCGGCCTCCGTGCAGGACGACATCCTCGGCTCGACACGCGGCAAGCTGTTTCGGGCGGGCGACCTGCCCATTGACCGATTTACCGACCGGGCCGGCGCCGAGTACACGCTGGACCAGCTGCGGCGGCGCGAGGCGGGGGCTTTCAGGAAGGCGGGGTTGGCGGCATGAAGGGAATGAGCATGGGCGTGAAATCCACCGCTGCAGGTCGCAAACCTCCCGCTAGAGACGACTTCAACGCCGCTGATGCTAGGTTCATGCAAGACATGCTGGCTCATCACGAAATGGCAATCGCCATGTCAGAAAATATTATTAAAGACGGCAAGAATTCGAGCGTTTTAAAGCTTGCAAGGTCGATCAAGTCAGCGCAGTTGGATGAGATTTTGTTGATGCGTAAGTGGCTTTATAGCCGGGATCTTCCGGAAGATTCTTCGAAGGTGAAAATGTGAGCGCTAAGCAAGGCCCTACGTATGAAACCTTTAAAAAGGTTGGAGGCACGCAATGAAGACTATGAGTATGGGTGGCAAGCCGAAGCTGACAAAGAACCCAGGTGGCGGGCAGAGGAAGACAAAATCTGCAAAGGGTGCGACGAAGGGCAAGAAGTAGGCTACGCTCCTCGCTGATGGCCGACACCCGTCGCACTGAGAAGCCCGAACGCCCGATCCCGCACATCCAATGGACATGCGGGACGTGCGAGCGTGAGGCTGGTGTGGCGAGCAATGCCACGACCCGGATCCGCAAGGGCGGCTACGTCAACCTGAAGACCGGCAAGCTTACGGGCGGCACGTTCTACGAGGTCTGCGCCATGTGCTTGGCGCGCGGGCGGACGACGATCGTCTGCCGGGCCTGAACACCGAAATCTGAGATCCGCGCCCCGAGCGTGGTCACCCGCCGGCAGCCATGGCGCTGACCGGCCTCTCCCGCCATGGGGCGGGACGACGGAGCCCCACCATGTCGAACCTGACCGACTTCGCACGGAGTGAACTCGCGCGCCTGCGCACGCCCAGCGACGAGCCCGACAAGATGCAGGACGCCATCGAGGCGAACGTGCTCAAGATCGTGGAGGTGTTCGCCGAGGCGGGCCACAGCGGCTCGTCCGCGCCCTACACCCTTGGCATCCTCGAAAAGGTGCTGCGCTTCGAGCCCCTGACGCCGCTCACCGGCGAAGACGATGAGTGGTTCGTCCATGATCACGACGACGAGTGCTACGCGCAGAACAAGCGCTGCGGCCGCGTCTTCAAGCGGCGGAACGGTACCGCTTACGACATTGAGGCGGCCGTTTTCCGCGATCCCGATGGCTCGTGCTGGACCGGCAAGGAGAGCCGCCGCGACGTGACGTTCCCCTACGTGCCGAAGACCGAGATTGTCGACCGGCCAGCCACCGTCGCCTGACCCCACCTCTTCTCGACTTTTCCGGCCGCGATGGCGCGCGCCGGGCCCTGCGTCATGGGACGCAGCCATAGGAGCCCACCACCATGAAGCTCAAAAAGGTCTACGACACCGAAGCCGACATTCCCGCCGACGTCCTCTCGTTCTACGAGGAGCGCGACGGCAAGTGGCATCTCACCTTGGAGATCGAGGGTAGCGCCAACCAAGACGACGTGACCCGGCTGAACGGCGCTCTCACGAAGGAGCGCAACGACCACAAGGCGACCAAGGACAAGCTGCGCGCGTTCGATGGCCTCGACCCGCAGGAAACCCGCGATCGCCTCGACAAGCTGACCGACATCGAGGCCAACCCGGACGCGACGGTCGAGCAGCGCGTGACCAGCGAAGTCGAGCGGCGCCTGAAAGCCAAGACCGCGCCACTGGAACGGCAGATCGCCCAGGCCAACGAGGCGAAGGCCGCCGCAGAACGCGAGCGTGACGAGACCCGCGGCACCCTGCGCGGCCGCACCATTTCCGACGAGGTCCGCGCCGCGGCCTCGAAGGCCAAGATCATCGATTCCGCCGTCGACGACGTGCTGATGTACGGCACCAGCGTGTTCGAGGTCGGCGAGGACGGCCAGGTCGTCACCAAGGACGGCGTCGGCGTCACCCCGGGCCTGAAGCCCGAAGCGTGGCTCTCCGACATGAAGGAGCGCCGCCCGCACTGGTGGCCCGCCTCGCAGGGCGCCGGCTCGCTCGGCGGCCGCGGCGGTTCGGCCGGCGGCGACAACCCGTTCACGGCCGAGGCCTGGAACGTCACCGAGCAGGGCAAGATCGCCGCGGCCGACCTGGCGAAGGCCGAGCGTCTCGCGAAGCTCGCCGGCACCACGCTCGGCGGCGCCAAGCCGGCCCCGCGCAACCGCGCGGCCTGAAGGAGGTCGCTATGGCTGAGAAGACCACGCCGACCAACGAGCAGGCGGTCTCCGACAAGGTGGATCCGCCGCGGCTGCGCGGCCGCCTGCCGATCCTCTGCCTCGACTTCGACGGTGTCCTTCACGGATATCAGAGCGGCTGGCAGGGGGCGGCGATCATCCCCGATCCGCCGGTGCCGGGCGCAGTTGAGTTCCTCCACGCCGCCGTCGAGCGGTTCCGCGTGGTGATCTACAGCAGCCGGTCAGGTCAGCCCGGCGGTATCGATGCCATGCGCGGCTGGCTGCACATGCAGGTTCGCGCGGTGATCGAGGATCGCGGTGAGGCCGAGCATGTGCTCGGGCGCCTTGAGTTCGCGACCGAGAAGCCCGCGGCCTTCGTCACTATCGACGACCGCGCCATCACGTTCACGGGCACGTGGCCGAGCCTCGACGAGGTCGCCGCTTTCCAGCCCTGGAACAAAAAGCCGCCGATCGCTGGCGCGGCCTGACCCTTTCCGGCGGCCCATGGGGGCTGCCAACACCATCACCGGCCGCCGCCATGGGGCGCGCGGCCACCCTTCCTCGACCAAGAGCCCGAACACGACCGGCCGGCCATGGGGCCCGGCTTGGCGGTGCTGACGGATCAGACCCTCAAGCCTCCATAGGAGCCCACCATGGCAACCGGCGTTCTCCGCCTTTCCGACGTCATCGTCCCGTCCATCTTCGTCCCGATGGTCCGCCGCCTGGCGGTGGAGAAGACGGCGCTCATCACCTCCGGTGCGATGGTCGCCGACCCGCTGCTCGACCGCTTCCTGGCCGGCCCGGGCCTGACCATCGATATGCCGCGCCTGAACTCGATCGACCGGCAGGACGTCGAGAACGTTTCCTCCGACGATCCGACCGTGTTCTCGACCCCGAACAAGCCGTCGACCGGCGACGAGATCGCGGTGCGCCTGTCGCGCAACAACTCGTGGTCGCAGATGGATCTCGTGCGGGCGCTGCTGGCCGCCGATCCGCTGGCGCAGCTGGCCAACGACATCGCGCAGTACTGGGCCTACCGCCGCCAGCGCGCGGTGATCGCCCACCTCGCCGGCGTCTTCGCCGCCAACGCGGCCGCGACCGACGCGAGCCACGTGCAGAACGACATGACCCGGGACATCTCGGGTGCGAGCTACACGGCGGGCGTGACCGACTTCAACGGTGCCGCCTTCATCCAGGCGCTGCTCACCATGGGCGACGCCATGGGCGGCATCGCGCTCGTCGCCATGCACTCGGTGGTCTACGCGAGCGCACTGACCAAGAACCTGATCCAGTTCCGGCTGGACAGCGAGGCCAACCCGACCATCCCGACCTACATGGGCAAGGATGTCACCCTCGACGATTCCATGCCCAACAACGCGGGCGTGTTCGAGACCTGGCTGTTCGGCCGCGGCTCGGTGACCTACGGCACCGGCTCGCCCGACGTCCCCAACGAGGTGCTGCGCGTCCCGGGCGCCGGCAACGGCGGCGGTCAGGAGACCATGTGGGACCGCGTCGAGTGGGCCCACCACGTGCCGGGCACGGCCTACGTCGGCACCCCGCCCAAGGGCGGCCCGACCAACGCCGCCACCACCAACAACCTCGCCGCGGCGACGTCCTGGGCCCGTATCGCGAAGGACCGCCGGTCCATCCCGATCGCTCGCATCGTCACCCGCGAGTTCTGACGCTCGCTCCGAGGCGCGTTCGCGCGCCTCGCCGCCCGCCCCGTAGCTCGATCACAGGAGGGCTGCCATGCCCCCGCGCAAGAACGACGACCAGACCGACGGCCAGGACGACGTGGCCGGCCGCAACGCCGCTTCCGCCGAGGCCAACCGCGGCCAGTCCGCCGAGGGCGAGGCCCCGGCCGGCACGCAGATGGAGGCCAAGCTCAAGACCGCCGCCGACAGCTCGGTCTCACCGAAATCCTCGACCCTGCAGAACCCCGATGCCGAGATCCGAGCCGACCTGACCCAGGACGTGCTCACGGCCAATCGCGAGGCCATGCAGGCCGAGGTGCGCTCCGGCAAGGGCTCGTCCCAGGGGCTGAGCAAGCTCCAGGAGCTGCATCAGGCGGTGGCCGACGCCCAGGGCGCGGTCGACGCCGCGATCGAGAAGCGCAACACGGCCCGGGACGCCTATGACCGCGAGGTCGAGGCGCAGGCCGTCGGGTCGGCGCAGCCGTTCGGCGAGCTCGTCGCGGCCGCCCACGCCGCCGCCGACAAGCGGGCCGCCGAGGAGGCGGAACTCCGCAAGCGGCAGCTGGCTCGGTAGTCCGCCATGGCTCTCGACGTCGAAACTGGCGTGGGCCTGCCCGACGCCGAGAGCTACGCCAGCGTCGAGACCGCCGACGCCTACCACCAGGCGCGCGGCAACGCTGCTTGGACGGGCGACGACGCGGCCAAGGAAGCCGCCCTGCGTCGTAGCACCGAATATCTCGACGGCCTGTACCGCACGCGCTGGCTGGGCCAACCCGCCACGCCTGGCCAGGGCCTCGCATGGCCGCGGGCCTCCGTCCGGGCGCCGGGCGGCTTCCTGCCCTCCGACGCGCTGCCCAAGGCGCTGGTGCGGGCCTGCTGTGAGGTGGCGTTGCGCGAATTGCAGACCCCGGGCGGTCTGACCCCCGACATCTTCCCGGGCGAGCGCGTCGTGTCCGAGACCGTGGACGTGCTGGAGGTCCAGTACGCCGAGGGCGGCGCGCCGACCGACGTGCTGCCGGTCATCGTGACGGTCGAGCGCATCGTGGCGCCGCTGCTGCGGTCGGCATCGGGCTCGCTGGTGATGAGGGCGTGATATGACGACGATCGCCTACAGGAACGGCTGCATCGCCGCCGACAGCGCCTCCTTCGCGGGATGGTCGCGCAATGGGACTTGCCGCAAGATCGCCCGCAACGCCGCCGGGGATCTGGCTGGCGTGTGCGGCTCGGCCACGTACATGGGCGAGTTCTTGCGGTGGTTCGAGGGTAACGAAGACGGACCGCCGCCCGAGGCGCGTGTCGACGACGGGTGCACCGACTGTGCCCTGATCATCCGTCGCGATGGTCGAGCGATGCAGTTCGAGAAGGGTGGCAGCTTCAGCCTGTCGGGTGACTGGTTCGCGCTTGGCTCCGGAGGTCCGGAGGCGCGAGGCGCGATGCACGCGGGCGCCGACGCCCCCCGCGCCGTGATGGCAGGGATCGATCTTGACGCATTTAGCGCTGGCCCGATCGCGTTCCTGTTCGCGTCCGACGCGCTCTGATGCCCGGCGCCTTCAACTACGCGCGGTCAGTCTCGGTAGCGAATCGCCTGATCGCTCGTTTCGGCCAGGCCGGCGCGATCCGGCGCGGCTCGGACACCTCCGGCGGGGACAGCACGAACAGCCAGGCCTCGACGCCCGGTGCAGCGGCCGAGCCCACCGACCACCCCTGCACCCTCGTCGTGCTCGACTACAGCGAGCAGGAGCGGGCGAGCAGCCTTATCGAGCAGACCGACCGCAAGGTGCTGATCGCCCGGGCCGGCCTCGACATCGATCCGACCAACGACGATGCGCTCGTGATCGGCGGCGAGGAGTATCAGATCGTCTCCGTCATGCCGCTGGCCCCCGGGCCGGTCACCGTTCTCTGGACCGCCCAGGCTCGACGCTGATGGCTCAGACGTTCAGCCTCGACATTTCAGCCTGGATCGAGAAGGCCAAGGACCGCGGCGACCTCGTCGTGCGGAAGGTGGCGCTCGACATCGGGTCTCGGGTGGTAATGCGCTCGCCCGTGGATCGAGGGCAATTCCGGAATAATTGGTTCGCGGGAGTCGGCCAGCCCGTCGTCAAGACGACCGAGGCCGTCGACAAGTCGGGCGCGGCGGCGATCGCCGGCATCGGCACCGTCGTCGCCACGGCCCGCCTCGGTGACGTGGTCTACGTCTCGAACAGCCTGCCCTACGCCCTCCGGCTTGAGAACGGCTGGTCCAAGAAGGCGCCCGCCGGCATGGTCGGAATCACGGTGACCGAGTTCCAGGCCGCCGTGGATCGTTCGGTAGCGGCAGCCAAGGCCGAGGTGCCGTGATGGCGATCGAAGTCGCGATCCAGGCCGCGCTCTACGACCACCTGAAGGGCACGACCCTGCCGACGGCGCTGCCGATCGCGCCCGAGGGCAAGAACTTCGACCCCAAGGGCAAGGCCTATCTGCGGCCGACCTTCATGCCGGCGGACACCACCGGATTCGGCACCGAGAGCGACGGGGACAACGTCTACGCCGGCCTGTTCCAGATCGACGTGTTCTGGCCGGTGAACCGAGACATCGCCGAGCCGCTCGCGGTCGCCGCGGCGCTCGCCGCCCGGTTCTGCCGGGGCACGAAGCTCGCCGCCGACGCCTTCCAGGTCCGGATCGACCTGCCGGCATCGGTGCTGCCCTCGCTCCAAGAGGCGAGCTGGTTCCAGATCCCCGTGCGCGCCCGCTGGGCCGCCTACGCGGCCGCGCCCGTCGCCGCTTAACTCAATCGGGCCACCGCCCGTCCTTGCCGCACCTGTGCGGTCTCTAGCCTTGCCCGAGAGGACATCATGGCCGCTACCACGCAAGTTCAGCCGACCGCCGGCGCCACCCTCTACATCGGTCCCGCCTCCGACGAGCAGCCGGCAGATGCCGCCGCCGCCGCGGCTCTGAACTGGACCCGCATCCGCAAGACCGAGACGTTCGGTGCGTTCGGCGATGCGGCCCAGTCCGTGACCTTCGACGCCACCGACGACGATCGCCGGTTCAAGGCCAAGGGCACGAAGGACGCGGGCGACTGGTCGTTCACCTGTGGCTTCGTCGCGGCGGACGCCGGTCAGCAGGCGCTCATGGACGCCGTCGACTCCGAGCAGAACTTCAACTTCAAGCTGGTCATGGACGACGAGCCGATCAACGGCACGACCCCGACGACCTTCTTCCTCTACGGCCTCGTCATGTCGGCCCGGCCGAACCCGGGCGGCGCCAACAACGTGGTGCGCCTGGAGGCCTCCGTCGGCCTCAACGGCAAGCCGCTGATGATCCCGGCCGCCTGAGGACGGTGAAGCATGGCCCCCCGTACCGCCGCCCAGAAGTCCGACGCCCCCGCCGGCCTCGATCTCGCGAGCCTCGACCTGGCCCCGAGCGCCGAGGCCGGCGCCACGATGCAGCTCCTGCACCCGGTCTCGGCCGAGCCGCTTGGGATCACGATGGAGGTCATGGGCCAGGACGCCCCGACCTACCGGAAGAACCTCCGGAAGCTCCGCGACATGCTCGCCAAGCAGGGTGAGGACGACGAAGACGAGGACCCCGACAAGCGCGACCTGACCCGCATCGCCCGGCTGTCAGCCTGTGCGGTGCGCGGTTGGGCGGGCGTCCAGTGGAAGGGCCAGGACCTGCCCTACAGCTTCGAGAACGCCGTGATGGTGTTCGCCGCGCTCCCGTGGATCTCCGAACAGGTCGGGTTCTTCCGCGATCGGCGGGCCAATTTTTTCAAGGACTGACGACGCGGCTCACCTGGGCCGTCCGCGTCGTCACGCGCAATCAGCACGCCGGGGTCGCTTCCGATCAGGACCGGCTCCGGATCCCACCCGCAGCCGAGCACGTCTGGGCGTGGTTCTGGGATCTGGAGCAGGGCCGGCGGGCCGGGTTCTCCCCCGAGCCCTTCGGCTACACCGACATCGAGGCCTGGGCCCGGCTCTGCTGTGAGGAGCCGAGGCCCTGGGAGGTGAAAGCCCTCATGGCGATGGACGGCGCCCGCCGCGGCGAGCACCGGCGCCTTACAGATCCGGCCAACGCCGGCAAGGTGAAGGCCTCCGACACCGCCGGAATGATGCAGCTGATGCAGATGCTGCGGATGCGGGGCGGCTGATCACTTCGGGACGCGGCTTTCGCAAAGCTTTCGCGCCTCGCTAGCATTCTGTCCAAATGACGTCGCTGATCTTTGGCACTCCGAAAGAGACATTCCGTTCTTGCGAGCAAACGTCTGATCAGAAGCCATGTCGTCTGAAACGATTTGATACACAGCAAAAGCCGCAATTGCTGCAACTGGAACCCCAACAACCCAACCCAGGACCTTCACCAGCTTCATGACCGACCTCGCAACCCTTGGCCTCGCGATTGACTCGCGCCCGGCGACCGACGCCTCGGCGGCGCTCGACCGGCTCGTGCAGTCGTCGCGCGGAGCCGAGCAGGCGACAGATGCGCTCGCGACGTCCTCCGGCAAGTCCGGGGCGGCTCTGGCCGCCGAAGCGAGCGCCGCCGCGCGGGCCGCTGTCGGCTTCGGGGACTACGGGCGGGCGACCCGGGACGCTGGCGCGGCGGCAACCACGTTCTCGACCGGCGCTTCCACGGTCACCCGTGGCCTGGAGCAGATGCTGGCCGCTCAGCGCGCCGCGTCGCAGGGGTGGCGTGATCTCTCAGCCCAGGGGCGCACCGCGCTCGACGAGCTCTCCGCCGCTCAGGCTCGCACGGCTGCCAACATGGCCGCGTCGCAGCGGATCGGCACGCTCGGCATGGCCGCGACGCCCCAGGCGGCGAACCAGAACGGCCGCCTTAATGCCTTCCAAGCGCAGAACCTGTTCTACCAGGGCAGCGACGTCGTCAGCTCGCTCGGATCCGGCATCTCCCCCCTGACGACCTTGCTGCAGCAGGGACCGCAGATCGCCGCCACCTTCACCGGGCCAGGCGCAGCGAGCCTGCGGGGGGCCTTCGCCACGGTCAGCGACGGCGCGGCATCGCTCGCGGCCCGGATCGGTGTGGTCGGCGGCGCGCTCGGCACGGTGGCCGTTGCCGGCGCAGCCTCCATCGCGGCGCAGATGTCC